TGTAAACGGGTGATGCCGTCAGCAACGGGCTCGACGTTTTCTTTCAGTCGGTAATCAGAAGAAGTGTTAAATGATGTCGCAGATCCGCTTGTCGTAATACTGCCTACTAGGCCGTTAGCGTTGCGGAATGTTATTGCAAAGTGATTACTTGTGGTGTCTTGTTGTATTTCCACAGGCGTGGCAGGGAAAGCACCTTTAACAGCAAGCGATACATTGTTACTATCAAACTTTGATGCTGTGTTTATAGCAACCAATCCAGCGCTATTAATCCTCATCCGCTCAGTTGGTGATGACGCACCATCAGCGGTAGTCGAGAACACTAGGCGGCCTGGCATGTCATTAGCGCCAGGGGTTGCGTCAACTACAGCAGAAATGCTTGCAGCCTCTACCAATTCAGTGCCATCAGCACCTTGAAAAGATACAACTCCAAGTGTATTTCCACTTGCAGTAACAGTATTGGAATTAAGCGCGGTTCCGTTTGACTTGCCAAAAATTAAATAAGTGGGATCGTCGGCACTTGAATTACTGACAATAGAGAGTACCCTTCCAATGCCTGACCCCGTTGATTCAAGTTGAACATTGGGAGCAAATGTTGTATTAAAAAACTTGTCACGCGCAGTAGACGTGCCAACTAACAGACGACCCGATGTATCAACCCTGAATCGCTCAAAGAATGTCCCAGCGTTGGCAGTGTGAACCGAAACACCATCGGTTCCGTAGATACCAAGCCCGTCAGGGGCGGATCCGCTGTGATCCTTGGCAACCAAACCCATGCCACCATTGGCATTAGCTTCAAAGCCAGGGCGCAAAGTTATGGTCTTTGTGGTGTCGTTATAGCTATCGACAGCAAGAGTACCGGCGATTTGGCATAGGTGCTGAGGCGACGTAGTGCCAATCCCTACGTTGCCTGCTGCGTTTACAACAAATCTGGAGGCAGAGCCATCGTAAGTTTGCGCAACAATAATGTTATGGCTACTTGTGCTGCCCGCTCTAATTGCTAGCCCTTCTCCTGTAGAAGACGTGTTGTAAAAAATACCTCCATAGCCACCAGCATTGGAAGATGTAACGTGCAAGGCTGCGCTAGGCGAACTAGTCCCTATGCCTACCGCATCTGCCGAGGCGTCAACAAATAGCAGGTTTGCATTTGTATCACCTTCAACGCGGAAGTCATAGTTAGCGCCACTGTCGTTGAAAACAACCTCACCTGAGCCAAACTCAACACGCTCAACACCAGCACTACTAATGCCAAGTTGATTAGTGCCTGCTCGGAAGATGCCGGTGTCGAGGTCGTCGCGGAAGGCTAGTCCGGGCAGTGCCGCCGTACCGTCCTCCATCGTCAACGTGCCGTCGAGCTGCATGATCTCGATCCAGGCACTATTGGCGCTGTTGCGGAGCTTTAGGGTATTGGTTGTCGTATCTGCCCACCACTGGTAGGCGTAGGTAGTGGCTGGTGCAGTGGCGCCGCTGTTGTTTGAGACGATGGCAGCGAGCTGACCGTTGAGATCAGACCTCACGGCAGCTCCGGTGCCGTTACTGACGATGTAATCAGCTTGTGCCATGAGCCAGCCCGCTTAACGGCAGTGTATGTCCTACTTTAACCGCCTCTGCCATAGCCGACCGCACTCCAGTTGAAGTTACGGCTAACGGCGGTGCCCGCCGAGTTTTTGAACGTGACGGTAAAGCCCGTGCCGCTGACGCTGGTGACCTCAAAGAAGTCGCCTGAACCCATGTTTTGAGCTGTGATGCCAACGCTAGGCAGGTATGCGTTTAGCCCGCCAAGGCTTGCGGTGCCAGTGAAAAACGGATTGGCGAATGTGATGACTTTTGCCGCAGCGCCGCTGCTAACGGCACCATCGCTGTTTTCAGCGCGCCGCTGGAATGTCGCGTCATAACCCAGTTCGTCTACCAGGATGTTCTGGTCAACGGCAGAACTGGTCAAATCAGCACGGAACTCAAAGGCACGAGCGCGGAAGGCACCGTTGACAAACTCCTGATAGGCGCTCCAGGTTGGTGTGCCAGCAGGGTTGTCGTTTGTCATCCGTAGCATCAGCTTGGCATTTACCTTGTCTGTGATACCACCATCAAAATCACTCCAGTCATCAACAGTGTTGCTGCGCGAGTCAATCAGATCAGACGGGAAGTAACCACGGGTGACAAAATACCGGCGGAGGTCAAGTGCAAAAATTGCGCCAAGATCAAGCGTATTAGCAAAGGAATAAGTGCCCGAGGAAACAACATTGCCGATGACATCAAACACAGGCATGGCATCAACATCTGTAACCGAATCAAACAGAGTCGTGCCATCTAGTGTTAAGGCGTCATATTCGTCACTGTAAAAAGTGTCCGATTTGGTGCCTTGGAATGGTGGGGTGTCTTGATCTTCACGACGGGTTTGGATTGTTAGTGGCGCAATCGTATCTGGCAGGTCAATGATGACGCTAGTTTCGGTGGCGCTTTGACGCCCACCATCGTCTTCATACTTCACCAAGACCTCGCCTTCCACAAGCGGGATAATCGCCTCGGTAGAGCTGCCGGATTTAGCGGGGATCAGGTCAACACTGTTGCTCCAAGTTGCCGTGCCATCGGTAAGGCTGCTGTGGCGGATATGTACCTTACCACCGACTTTTACGTCAAGGTCAACGGTCTCAGTCCAGCGCAAACGACCGGAGTTATTGTTGATAGCTTCAAAGGTAAGATTCTGCACATTGCCTGGGACTGCTGTTTTGCCAAGTAGGCTGAACTCAGCGGCAGCAATGTCGCTTACTTTGTTGAGATAATTTACTGCCGTAATTTGAACATATAGCCGACCCTGCCGCGTGTTTTTAATTTGCAGTGATGGTGATGTTGTATTGGCTTGATTCCAGTTGTCGTTATCAATGCGCCACTTCACACGAAACTCATTGACGCGCTGCTTCGGACTAATCCAGCTCAAGTCATAGCCTGAGAAGACGTTCTGCCCGTCTTGGTATAAATATTCCGTGCCTGAAATGCTGCTTGGTGCGGCTGGTTTAGCGGATAGGTTGGTGATGTCACGCTCAGTTAGCTTGAGATCCGCTTCGATTGCTGCGTAAATGCTGCTGTTGTATTCCAGGGCGGTGACGCCATAGATGCCGTCCTCAGCTTCTGCAACATTCAACACGCGATATTGTTGTGATTGCAGATCAGTTGTTTGCACCAGCCAGATTGTGTTGGCGTTTGGCGCTTCGCTAAAAGATCCGGTCACGCTGATAACTGATCCGCTGATGCCGCTAATTGATTTGGTCTCAACAAGCCCTGTGGGCATCAACACTGAGATTGTTGGTGTTTTAGTGACATCAATCGACAGGCTGGTTGTGCTGTCAATCGTGATTGCGGTTGTAGTGGCACTGGTCACGCGCCCGCTGCGACGTGAGCCGGCTTTCAATGGGTCGGCTATGTCAATCACCATGCCGGGACGCAGGATGATGCCGCTGTCGATTGACACTGAGAAGGTAACAGTTTCGGTTAGGTTTTGCTCGCTTAGCAATGCCCACTTACCGGCACGACGGGCTTGCCCTTGGCTGTAGCAACCCAGCGCCTTGATATCTTTGTTGATGATGCCGTATTTAGCGACAGCATCTTGATCTTCAACGTATTCGTACTCAACTTCGCCCAAGGTGTCGTAAGACTGCCAAGCAACGGTCGCGCAGGTGTGGCGTGCCTTTTGTGATGTGCCGCTATAGACAAACAAACCATCTATGACATTGCTTGGACCAAGCAGATATTGCGAGTCGGTAGGCTTGTCTTGCTGTAACACCAGTGACCCAGCGCCGTAGTATGCAATGCCACGGAACAGACTGGTCATCTCCTGGATGACGTTGTAGACCTCATCACGACTGTTGATTAGCAGATTGCACGAGAAGCGTGGTTCTTGCCCGCCTTTGCCGTTGTCAACTAGCGTGTTGCAGTATTGGCTGATTGCAAAGAAGTCATACTTGTCAAGGCTGCTCGTTGGGATAGAGGCGCCATAGCGTGTATTGGTCAGCAGACACCAGGCGGGGTCATTGCACCATGTTGCTGCGCTGAATGTACCATTCCAAACGCCGGCATATGTGACACGCCCGATATGTGTTGTGGTATCTACAGACGCATTGGATGGCAGTTGGATTTTTATGCCACGGATTAGATATTTGCGTGTTGGGATCGAATCAAACTGTCGAGAGTCAAAGCGCAAGAATGATAGTGCGCTATTGGGGTAACGCAGCTTCTCATCAATGATTTCTGTGTAGCTGAACCAGAACGTAAGGTTTTGACGCTTAGTTGATGATTCGTCATCGCTAACACGCACCACGCGAATATCAACAGGAAATGCCCCGCTCAGCGTCAGCATGTAATCACGCTGGTAGGAGTTGCTAGTCTTGCCGCTGATGGTGTCACTGACCACGGTGTTATAGCCGCCGCCGTTGTACTGAACCTTGATTTCTATTTGTACGCTATGACCAACAATATCGCCGTTGTCTTGAATAATTTGCAGTGACGGCACTTGAAGTGTGACGCGCACGCGGTCAACATCGGTGTCTGTGATTGTGCGGGTGATTGGCGTTGCCTTGATGACTTCTACATTGACGCCTTCCTCACTTTCTGTTCCAACCTGCTGGCTGATATAAGTTTGGGCTTGTGTGCCATTGCGGGTAACGATTGTAAAACCCGAGAAGTTATTGTTGCCGGCAGCATCTTCAACTGGTGTCCCTGATAGAAAAATGCCCTTGTTACCATTTTCAATGCCTTGAATCTCGCCTTCTGACAACAGATCGAGCACATTGCCGAACTGAACGGATTGCAGTGAATCGTCAGCTTCTGTTGGTGTACGGCTTTGACCACCGCCGCCGCCACCTTTGCCTCCTCCTCCACCGCCACCGCCAGAACCTGCAATGCCAAGACCAAGACCCGCATTGTGAACACGGATGCCAGCAGCAATAAAGGTGTGATGCCCTTCGACAGTCAGGTTGTAGACAGTGCCGGTGCCTGCGTTTGTTTTGTTGACGATGGGGCGTAGGTGCCCGTTGTGGTCAACTAGGCAGTCATCTGTGCCAAGGGTGTTGATTTCGACGAAGGCATTGAACTGGTTGAGTACCCAGTGGTTTGGTGTGGCGTCAAGGATCTGACCGCCCCAAAGCGTGTAGCTGATGACAGGCTCGTTTTCATGCTCATGAATCTTGAGCACTGCGGCTTCATGGATGTCGCCGTTATGGTCAAAGCTCCAGACCAGATCGCCGGGTTGCAGCTCATCAATGCGGCGTTCACCGTTTGGTGTGGCGATCAGGGTATGCCCTAGAAAGCAACCGCCGCCACCACCGCCGCCAGCACCAACAATCCGTGTCATATCTGTTGATCCACGTCAAGACCGCTAGAGAGCACGGCGGAACCTACAAAACAACGCCCGTAAGCGATGGGCACAGGCATCCCTTGCTTTGCAGTATTGACGATGCCGCTAAAGGTAAATGATTCCATTTTTGCTGCTTCACGTCCGCGTTCAAATATGCTTGTTGATTGAATGGGGGACGGTGAAATAGCTTGTGCGATTCCGCCTAGTACTAACGATGCGCCCACCAAGCTAAATACTGTACCCAAAGAAGTCAAAAATGCGCTGCCAGCCGTTAAACCTGCTGCAGTTTGTGCGGCAGTTACCGCTGTGCCCGCCGCTAATTTGCCACCTAGACCAACTGTGCCAAATGCACCGGCACCAGGCAGCAAAAATGACAGCGCAATCAAACCAATGCCAATCCCAATTTGTGCGCCGCTGCCACCAGCACCTGCGAGAACTGGAGTAATACTCAAAACCTCACGTTCACTCCATGGGCAAAGGGCAAGCACTGCATTATTTTCATCAATCTTCTCTTTGCCAATACTTACTCGATAGCTAACGCCATCCTTTTCGCTATTCAATAACCACGTATCTAGCCCAGGAAAGTTGACACACAACGCCTTAAATGCTTGCGCGGGCGTTT